TGAGTTCCACGATGCACGGAACACGGAAACCGCTTTCTTTTAACTCTTTGCCCTTGTCGCCGTCGTACAGTTTGACGATTTTTTGTTCGATGTGCTTTACAAGGAAATAGTTTTTCCCATTTTCTTGGAAATGTTTGTAATTCCACGAAATTTGCAACGGCGAGATATTTATTGAATTAATCCGAATACATTTTAATTCAAGCCAAACAGACACTCCGCCCTTAATTCCGTACAAGTCTGGTATTCCCCCGCCGTGCCGATTTTCAATTCTCGACCATTGGGCGTCAATGTTTTTCATCACATCACGCCCAAAGTTTGATTCTGGTTTAACTGTCAATTTATTAATTGCCCTTTGTCGTCTTGCATTTTGTCGTCGTGGGTATTTATGACATAATGACCATTATCGGAATTATCCCCGTCGTTTTTATCCTTTCCAAAATATAAACTATGGGTTAAATTCTCTTGATGATAAATTGGCTTGTTAGGAATTAATTCGCCTTTTTTATCTTTCTCAAATCCCAAGCACTCTTTCATATCTGGTCTTGAAGAAAGATACGCGACAAATTGCGCCATAATATTACGCGCCTCAAATCGCGTTGTCGGATTGGAAAAGTTTTTTTTCGCGGTGGAATTTATACCTTTTTTAAATCCTTTAAACCACCCCAAAGCTAATCGAGGAAAATCAACACCACCCCAATGATGAAATAATACGATACTTTCGTCGTCGTTATCCTTGAATGATATACTTACTCTATCGCCCATAATTTTAATCCTTTCTGTTTATATCCCATTAACATAGGATAAATTATAAGTCAAGTTAAGATTTCCACTCCCCCCTTGTCCGTATCACTCTTTCCAAATCGTCGCGGTGGGATTGTACCCACTCATAAAAGCAACCTAAAGAATGAAAAAGCGCGTCACGCTGTTGTTCTGGTTCGCTACTTTCCACCGCCGTCGAAAAATGACCGCGCGTATTATAATAATAACTTTTATATAATTTCTTTCCGCATTGTTGACATAATGGAATTGTCATAATTTTTCCTTCCTCTAAATAAAAAACACTATCCCACGCTAATGGGATAGTGTCAAGAAAATAATTATGAAAGTTCTTTTTCTTTTGATGTTGTTATGACCGCGACAACCTCGCGATTAGCTTGTCTAATTTTGGCACTATTCAACAATCGTTGTTTTGTATCTTCCGATACAATGGACATAGCAGTTCCAATATTTTGCTCGTCAAGATTAACACAATCTTCCAAGTCCGCCCAATATGGCTTAACCTCTCTTAAAAACTTGGCTTGGTCTATAACCATATTCATATCATTGACAAGCGTCATTTTGTGCTTTGCCAATTCACGCTGTGCCATAATCATTTCGCGCCTCGACACGTCATAGTCATTTAATTTTTTCCAATCAAATTCACTCTCACACATCATAGTACGACTTTGGCAACCGCCCGTCGCGGGAACAAGCAAGGCAAAACCGCCCATTCTGCCAACGTCGGATTCATTAATATCATGCGCGTATTGATTATTATAACCACTGCTTGTCGTATAGCGTGGATTATTGAAATTTTTTATTGCAGTACCAAGTTCATTACTTGCGGTGTGATAATGTGG